TTCTGGTACTGTAAATATTATTGTTCCTTGTGCAACACCTTGTTCAGATATACCATCTTCATAATTAAATCCTGCATCCAATGTTTTTGAGGTCCTAATATTAAATGGCATATCAGGAGCATCAATTTCAAACTTATATGTTTGACCTCTATACAAAATTATTGTAGGTGTTTGTGTTAGTCCGTCTGGCGAAAATACATATGCTTCGTTGTCAATATTTGTTTCTAAAGTAATTGTATATGTAGATTCTACAGCTTTACTTTGTCCAAATATTTGTACCGCTTGAGGGCCGTTTGGTAGCCAATAGTATTCACGAAAGTTTACAAACATGTCCCAGTTTACATTAGGATTCCATGCATAGTATTCTTGACTGTTTAAAAAATTTTGATTTTCAACATTGCCGCCAAAGTTTTTAATTTGATTGATATAATCATTATAATCTTTATAAAGTACAACGTTTCCAATATCGTTTTTAATAATAGTAGCAGGCTCTAGCTGATAGTCTTCTCTTTGTTTAGAAGTATCGCCAATATAATTGTCATCTGCTAAAAATGCTTTAGAATGTTTTCTTCCAAAGTACCCGTTAATTTTTTCAGCAACACCTGGTCTTGTAACCTGATCTAATGTTGCTTCTAAAAACTTTTTGTTTACGCTAGTTCTAAAATATCTAGGTAATAGAGATGCACTGTTCCTTTTTTCATTATTACTTGTTGGAACTGGGGATTCATTCTGGTCGTCATTGTAGGCCATTAGTAGCTGCTACCTCCATTTGTACCGATAGAGTAGTTTGCAAAATTTGTTTGCTCTACTGTAGTAGTTGAACTAGATACTACTCCTGTTGTATCATTATCAACTGTTGTAACAAGATCTCCACTTGATCTTAAACGAGATGCTGTTATTGCATCAATAACTTCTATGTTATCTACTGTTGCACCGCTTACAAAAATTTCGTCTGCTTCAGACTTTACTTCAAATAAACTACCAAATGCTTGTGTTGACTGATTAGGAACAATAACAATAGATGCTAAATCTGGAGCAACACTGTTCATAATGAATGTTGCAAGCTCTTGGAAATAAAATGTTTCGCCAAACTCCCAATTTTCTAGTGCAAAATAACTATTAATTGCACTAATTACTCTTGCTTTAATTTCGTTATCATTAACAACAAGATCTGGATTTTTAACTATTTTAAATGTTGCTTGCAAATCACTAGCCGCCTTTGTTCCAAACAGTATTTTGTACTTAACAGGATGATAAATTACTTCGTCACTGATTGATTTAATCTTATTAATTTCCTGTCCAAAGTTATTAAACAAAGAATCGGTGCTAGGAGGCAAAGGTTTTTCATTTAATGATCCTTCTAACCAACGTCTATATGACGTATCATATGTTTTCGATAACAGATATGTATCTATAATATTTGAACTACTAGGATCGATTCTGTTGCTTTCATCTGCTGCATGTTCGTATTGGAATTGTAGCTGATCTCTTCCTTTATACGCACGGTAAGTTGTTAGTAGACTTAGTGCTTCGTCTGCTTCGTTATAAATTTTAAATACATCAGTTTCATGGAAGTAAAAGATAGTTTGATCTAAAAAGTTAATTAATCCAATTGTAGTGACTTCTGCTTCGTTAGCAAAAACTTGTATTTGTTTACTTGCTTGATCTACATATCTAAAATCTTCAACACCGTCTGCTGTTGTATACTGTTCTTGAAATATCCACTGATGTTTTATATTAGATGAAACAATATCTTCAAAGATATCAGGATTATCAATAACACCGTCATCATCAGAATCAAAGAAACCTACTTGAATCTTCTTACTATCTACATAACCTTCACGATCTCTGTATTCTTCTTGTAACTCTAAAGAGTATCCAATGTTGAGAGGTAGTAATCCTAATTTAGTAGTTGTTCCTGGACGTCTGTTTATAGGTAATATTGTAATTTTGTCTTTAACAATTTCACCAGTTTGAGGATTGTACACTTTGTCTGAACTATCATAATAGAAACGTATTTCTTTATCGCTCTCAAACACATATCTTTGATTTCTATATGTTAGTGTATACTTTTCTCCGTCTGTTTCAAATAATAATAACCAACTAGAATCTTGTCTTGTACTTGTAGTGTCTCCGGTCTTACCTGTACTAAATTCGCCATTAATATTTAGGTCACTATCTACAATAACTCTCCATAGTCCGGTGTTTACATCAAATCGTAATCCAAAACTTTTATATGCAAAGAACTGATCTATCATTCTAGTTTTAACATCATTTTCTAGTGTAGTTGCAAGTCTTGGAATTAATTGTTCTACTAATGCTCCTTCCGGAATAACATCATTAAACACAACCGGTCCTCTGCCGTTTGTTATATCTGTTCCTGGTCCAGAAACACTAACAACTTTAGTCCATTTATATGTAGACGCATTAGGATGATCTGCAGGACCTTCCATAAGTTTTGACATATCGTCTAACATAAAATGATAGCCTTCTGGTGCAATAAATTTTATTAAAGAACCAGGCGACACATACTTAAAATTATTACCTGTAAATGTGCCCAATCTTAATGATCTACCCGATTCTTGCAAATAACCTGTTGACTGATTTAAACTTCTAGTTGTTTGCACCCAAGATGCATTTAGGTCACTTACTATAATTCTTGGAAATTGACTATAATAATAATTTTTAATTTTGATGTCAGATATAATAGGCTCTATTGTATTTTTTATAATACCTTCAATATCTGTTCTGGTAGTAAAATTAAACTGTGCTTTTGTTTTTAAGAATTGCGTATATAATATTCCGTCTATACCAAATAGATTTGTTTTAGAATATTTTCCAGTTGCATCTAATAAATCAAAATATCTGCTTATGCCACTACTTGTTCTATTAACACTTTTTACTTTAATAATTTCTTGACTAACATTAAGCGGAGCAACATTATAATCTTCTCCAGTTACCATTCTATTCTGAGTATAATATGTAGCAGGTGCATTTGTTTTAATGCTTTCATTAGACTCTGAAGTAGCAGCATTAGATATTGTATATTTTAAATTAAGTCCAATAGTAAGTTTTTCAGTAGTGCCTGATTTAGAAATATAAGGAACTGATATTGAAATCCCGATCATATCGTCAGGATTAATAATCATATTTCTATTATCTGAAATACGATAATAAACACGGAAACTACCTTTAGGAAGCTCACCAAACACACCGTCTGAGAAAATTAAACTAATTCTATCTTCAACACGAGTTAGTACACTATAAATGCTTCTGATATTTTTGTTTAAACTATTATAAACAATATTGTTTCCTTCAACAGCATCGACTTTAGTCCATAGTTCGTTTTCTATACCTGCATTATCTAATCTATAAAGCCATACATCAGTATTGTTAACATTTGTTGCATCAATAGCAACTGTTTGGTTAGTACTTGGCGTTTGAACAGAAAAATTTCCGGTATCTAAACGTCCTTGACGGAAATGTAGGAAATATCCAGTATTGCTAGACGAAGCGCCTTGGCCGTCATCTCTATATAAGAACGAAAGATTGTTTCCAGGTAATGGTGGTTCTTCTATTATTTCACCGTTTGATACATCAGTTGAAACAATCTCAAACTGGCTGCTTTTTCCGTTAATATTTTTACTAAATCCGTAGTTAGGAATATCTGTATTTGTTGCATTAAATCTATACTGTTCTACATTAATTCCATTAACTGAGTCTACTTTAATAGGACGACCGATAACACTATTTGCAGGTAATGCTGCATTTAAAACTTTTACAAACTGTTCATACCAATACTGGTTAGAAACATCATTCCAAACAATAGTTTGACCACCTAGATTTACTCCATTAGAGTCTAAAATATTTTCCGATGTAGTAACACTTGCAAATTTTAATAGTCCGTTTGCTGATTGATTACGCTTAGGATTATAAGAAAGTAAACGTGCTAAACGTAGTATACTTTCTCTACGCTCTGCAAGTTCTAGATAGTTTTCTCTTGCATTTAAATCAATACGGAAAGCAATGTTTTGTCCAAGGTAAGCAATAAGATCAATCAGTGCTAGATATTCTGAACTTTCAATGTAATCATTAAAGTCTTCTGGATAATTTTGACGTAGATAGTTAATCATTGTTCGACGTAAATTGTCGAAGTCATAACTTTGAAAATCTGCGTTGCGGAATGACTGGTAGACACGCTTCCAGTCTTCGGCTAGTAATAATCTATTTTGACGATCTGTAGTTGACATCTATCGCTTCCTTACTTTATACAATATTTATGTTATTTAGAAAAGTGCGTATTTAATTGATGAGTCCATTATTCTCATCAAATTTTAATACCATAGATTCAGAAATACTGTAGGGAAGATAGGTTAAATCGCATTCAATTTGTATGCCAGATTCGTATGCTGATACGGCTATATTTTCAGCATTTACTCTTGGATCATAGTTGATTATTTCAGTAACGTTTTTTGCAATAGCGTTTTTTACTTGCGGCGTAAGAGGTTCAAATAGTACGTCCCAAATTATTGTTCCAAAATTAGGATTTTCTAATTTTTCGCCTTTACGTATATGAAAATGATTTATTAAGTCTTGTTTAATTAATGCAATATCGTAAACAGTGTAACTGGTATTTTCAGGATTAACTGTAGTCAGCCCTCTGTAAGCACGGCTTTTAACCTGAGGTTTAGGACTTTCTGATGACTCAACCCTAATATTTTTATACAAATCTTTTTCTATAGTACTCATAGCAATATTTATCCGCTTTAAACTGTGCTATCATTACCAGCTTGTGCTGCTGCTGTACCGTCAATTGATACATCTGCTTCAGGAGGTAATGCCCAGTTACGTTTAACATGTTTTACATATTGTTTATCGCTGTTAAAACTATAGTTAGAAATTTTAGCATCGTTGCCTTGATTTCCACCAAGTACTTTAATAGTACCGTTTGATGTTATTTCTTTAATAAATCCAATATGTCCGCCACTACGTGTTTTTGATTTAAACACGACAATATCCCATTTACGGATCTGTGAAGTATCACGCCAGTTTACTTCTCCGCCATAATTTCCCCAACCTTGACTACTCATAGTTCTATTGCTAGGAAGACCGGCTGTAACTAATACCCAACTAACAAATGCTGAACACCATGCATATGCCATTTCGCTACTATCTCGAGTATAGCTTAAATTACAGGCTCTGTAACATTCAAGTATTCTTGGATTGCCTGGGTTTCCTCTTTCAGCCCAATCTTGAGTCAGTACATTATTAAGAATTGCATCTAGTCTTTCCCAACCAGGATTTTCTGGAATAGGACCAGGTTCAACATCACCAGGAGCATAACCTCCGCCGCCGCCTGGACTATACGAGCCGCCGCCGTTATTTCCATTACCTCCGAAGTTTCTTGGATAGTCACCTTCTAGATCTAAATAATTAAATCTTCCACTTTCTAAAATATCGTTAGAATTTTCGTAATCTCTAGGTTCTAACGGATTAACTACTACTGATGTTGGTACTAATACTTGACACATTATCCTAACCTCGGGTCATATGAATCAGGGTTTGGACTTTCAATCCAAGTCATATCCCATGTTCCATCTGCATTTTTCTTATTTTCAAGGTATCCTAAATCTTTAGGTCTACCTAAATCGTATCCTCTTGCTGTTCCTGCAATAGCCATACGCATGTTTCCTACAATGTCAGGTTTACCTAGGTCTCTATAACGTTCACCTAGATATGCTGCACACACAGCACATGAAGTTTCTACGTCTGTCAACAACACTGTTGGGTCGTCAACAATAGTTACAGCAAAAGGATTGTATGCTTCTTTTGCTGGATCGTTTTGTGTAGGGTCGCTTTCGTCTTGTATAAGAGTTTCGTCAATTAAGCCTGCAAGTTTACCATAACGTTGGTGATTTGCTTTACCTGTTAACTGAATTAATCCTCTACCAATAAACTTAGCACCATCACCTGGTGTTGTATTTCCTAGACCACGTCCTGTGCTGTTTCCTGGACCGTAAACTAATTCAAAGAATTGAGGATCATCTTGTTTAATCGTTGTAAGCTCTGCATCACTAACTTGTCTTGCTCCGCGGAAAATACTTCTAATTCTTTCATTACTAGTACCTCCGTATCCTCTTTCTGATTTTAATTGTAAGCCAGACTCTGTTTCAGCACATGCAATAGCAGCAAAAATTTCATCAGTGTTGAATCCTGCAATTTCTCTAAGTTTTTGTGCAAAGATTCTAGTAAGTGCTTTCTTTTCGATTTCAACAGCCGGTGGATCAGGTGGTATGCTTGCAGCACCTTGTGACGAGTATCCAGTACTACCTTCAACTCCGGCGCCGCCGCTATTGTAAAAGCTAGGTTGTGATCCACTTTGAGCAAATGTTCCGCCCGGTCCTCTATTAAATGTATCAGGCGTAGCTGGTGGGTAACTTTCTCCAGTTTGTCCGCCTGCTCTAGTTTTTTCTGGAGTGTACTCTGCTGGATTAATATGTTCGTGTTCAAACCAAGGCTCAATCTGAGGAACGCGAGTAGTAGCAAATGCTACTTCCGGCGGAGTAGGATCAAACACATTTGGAGCTGCTGGTATAATAGCATTTGCTGGTTCTGGTGGTGCAGCTGGCTCTGCTCCTTGAATGTCAACATTTGCATCTGACTTAATTTGTGTATCGGAGGTTGACTTCATTCCAATAGTTGCTTCACTGTTAACTAATATACTTCCTACAGCCTTAACACCTATTGCATTACCCGATTGTATTTTTGTTGCTAACGAACTAATTTGACTTAGTTCTGCTTTTGTTTCTACTTTAATATTTCCAAGAGCTTTTAAATCGTATTCACCATCTGTTGTTAAACGTATATGACCGCAGCCTTCAATACCAACACTAGTTGTACTTCCTATAGCAAGATGATCAGCAGAAAGAATACTTGTCTGTCCTTGCGCTGCGGTTTCTAAGTCTCCGTTAGCATATGCTATAAAATTTTCTTGTGCATTTAGAGATACATTTGTTCCCGACGAAACAGCCCAATCTTTACCTGCTACAAAATTAGTTGTTAAACTACTGTTTACTCTTACTGTTTCTGCAACTAGGTTAAAGTCTTTACTTGCTGTTAAATTAATATCTCTTGCTGCGGTAAAGTTTAAATCATTAGAACTGTGTACACTTACACTGTCTGCGGCATAGATATCAATTTTACCGTTACTAGTCATTTCTATCCAACTAGTTCCTCTACCGTTTGCAATATAAATTAAATCTTCTGAATTGTGTAATAATATTTGATGACCTGTTCTAGTTCTTAAACGCACACATTCATTATGAGGGATAGATCTATCACCTTCTTCACCGTTACGAACATTTGAATATTCCATTGGACTATCTTTTGGATGTCCTCTACGTATAAGTTTATCATCGCCGTCGTCGAAAACTAGACTACTTCCACCGAGTCTACTACTAGGAATATTTGCTGTACCTTCGTGCGGGCCTTGAGGAGTAGAAGGAGCGCCATTTCTTTTATCCAACGGTCCAGGAGTTGAAATTCCGTATACATTACTAGGTGCTTCTCTCCTTGAACTAGATGATGTTAAACCTCTAACTTCGTCGTCGATAAGACCTTGTGCTGCAAGTCTATTTGCAAAATCTTGATTTACAGGTTTAGGATATCTTGTAGGTTCTCTATCTGTAGGATTAGTAATAAACTTGTTGTATTCACCAACTGGAAGTTTTCTATTATTATCAGTAGTGTTAAACTTTGTAGTAACTCTAGGCTCTGGAATCATGAAGTTCATAAATTCGTCTTGAACACAACCTATCCAAAATCCTCTAGCCATATTGCCTTCTGCAAAAATAACTAATACTCTTGAACCAACATCAGGAGGAACAAACCAAAATCCATAACTTTTTTGTGTAGTTTGGTATGAGTCATTCCTGTTATTACCGTTTAGTGGAGTAGTTCCATAAAACGGATTCATATATCGAACTGTGATTATTTGTCCGCTACGCTGTGGCTGGTTTCCTGAGCCTGAAGACTTTAATAATTCAACTTGAAGTCCTCCCATAAATTTTGGGTCAAGATGATTTACAACAACAGCTTCGTACGGTCCTGGATTATCTAAAGGACGTTCGACGCCAGTTCGTCTTTCAGTAGGCATTAAGTAACTCCTCCGGTTCGTGATATTGTGTTAACAGCACTATTAACTTGGTTTCTTAAATCTTCAGATGACAAACTTGATGTTGCTGCATTTAAAGCAGAAGTTGCTTGCCCTGCAAGATTTTGAATACTACTTGTATCTAGTCCTGCTGTAAGCCCTCCAGCAGCAGATCTGATGTCCTCTGCAGATATTGGTAAGCCAGTAATATCTAAACTTGTAATTTGAGATTGTAAATCTCCAAGATTTAATTGACTAAATTGTGATTGTAAATCTCCTAATTGTCCTGATAAATTTAGTTCAGAAAATTGACTTGCAATATCACTAGGTATGTTTATTTGTTCACCGCCAAACGAAACATTTACATTTGGCATTATATCAGTGAATCCTACATTAAATGCATTTTGAAGTTTTTCTTCAACTGTTAAAGGAATATTAATAGCTTCTTGAACATTAGTAACAATACCACTTGCAAGTGTTGGATCATTATTAATATTATTAGCAGCATCGCCTTGTATAAACGGAGTATTTTCACCCGGGGTTCCTGACTCTCCTGTGTCTAGAGGTTGGTTTGGTACTCTAAATGCTTTTAAAGTTTGTGTAAATGTTCCTCCACTAAATTCGTTATCTACTTGTGTTAACCTATATAGACCACTAAATGCATTTACCGGAACACTGGAATTTGGAAACGATAGTAAACCATTGTCGCCGATGTCTACAGGCGTTCTAAAATTAATAATAAAATGTACCTCGTTTCTTTGATAATCGAGAGAACCATCTGCGTTGATAGTAGGAACATTACCCGGACCACTACTATAGTTTCCCATGCCGCTGTCGGCTATAAAATAAGGATCTCCCATTATTTTCATTTCGATGTTAATCATGTCAACACCTTCAACAAGGGCTTTTTGAAATTGTCGAGCAACGGTTATTTCTGGAGTTTCTGTTCCTCTAGCGCCTCCGGCTCTATTTTCTTCGTTAGTATCTTCTACAACGGGAGCCGTTCCGCTTTGACTTACAACTTGATTTCCTGGATTTTCTACTAGAGTTGTTTGCTGAGTAGGAGCAACACCATCATTTGCCTGTGTTCTAGTATCGCTAGAACTCATGCCACCGTCAGCTCGTTTAGATTGAAAATATGCAAATTTAAAATCTATGCTAAAATCTAATATGTCTTTGTTTTTTCCTGTATAGATATAATTGTAAACTTTACTTACATTTCTTGCTATTTCTTCAGTACCGACTGTAGCTGTGCTAGGTTGTTGAAAATGACTACTTTGTACTTCGTACATTAATACACGATACACATAAATTTTTGGATTGTCGCCGGTTGCCGAAACAGAGTTAGTATTTTCTAATAAAAAGCATTGACTGTCAATTCTAAACCAAGGAATATTTCCTCGACCATTCTCTAATGTTGAAGCAGCAGCCTTTCCATACTCACTTACTAGCACAAGTTCTTCAATAATTTTTTCAATTTTAGTGCCTTTTTTCCATTTAAAAGTTCGCAAGTCTTCAGATACTTGCATTGCGCCGCCGTTTGTAAAAATCTTTTTAGTTTCGTCCCATTCAAACGCTGCAATGCCAAACGGGGTATCTCCGCCTTTAAATACACTAGATGCTATTTTGCATTTACCTATATCATTGACTGTTGATTCGTTTTGTACTGTTTGTCTAATATTGTCAGCTGTTTGAGAACTTGCTTCTAGTCCTAACAGTCTACTTCTATATGCATTAAAATTGCTCGGAACTGGAACATTAGGATTTCCTGAAATACTTGCAAAAACTTCTTCGTCTGTTAGTCCTTCAGTACTTGCTAAACTGATAGTAGCTCTATTTGTGTTATCAGGCTGTCCGCCTTGAATACTAGATGCAGGGTCTTTTGGAAAAATTATAATGTATTCGTCTTGTTTACTAGTTGTTTGTGTTTGTGTTGCTTCTAATATTCTTGTATTAAGTAATGTTGTTAAACTCTTACCTCCAGTTTGTAAAAGTTCTACTAAATCATCGCCTTGTATTTCAACATCTGTTTTTGTGCTTTGAACAGTATCTTGAAGTGTTTGTTCATTCCATGCAATAGCTCTAACATCATATGTACAACCTCCTTCGTTAACATTAAATTCCATATTAACTAATGTGATCGGAATTACTCTTCTTAAATTTCCGTCTGTGCTAATTTTTCCATCATCGTCGTATCCTATCCATTCTATAATTAAGTAATACGGTGCTTTATTAAAATTAGTGATTCCTTTTTTCTGTGCAGCAACAATACAACTCTGCAGGAAAAGTCCCATACTGTATGGTTCAGTTACTTGAAATGAAATATTTGTTGCGTTTGATGTTCGTGTTCTAGTAGTTGGAGCAATAATAGCACCAATCTCTATATTATCTATAAAAAATTCTAACCCTTCGCCGCCTTCTGGTGTTGCTCCTTTTGTTGGGCCACCGCCGCTATTAATAATAACTGTTTCAGGAGTTGATCTCCTATAAGTATTAATCGGGTCATTTACTTCATCAGTGCTTAACATACCAAAAACAAATCTATAATTTACACTGGCATATTTTTCTAAGACATTATCTAATGCATTTGGTGTTGAATATCCAGAAGTATTACTTCCGTTATAAGAAGATCCGTTGTTAGCTGATGTTGAACTTCCTGAGGATGGTGAAAAATCTAAAGAAAATTCTTGTTGTATAAAGTCATTAAATAAATCTTCAATTTGATCTTCTAACAAATTTTTAAAACTAGCACCGTCAAACTTTGCAATAGCATCGGTTAGTAGGCCGCCGCCTTCGTTTAGAACATTAATAGCATTTCCTAAATTAGACTGTGTTAGCCCCGAATTAATAAGACCTTCAATGTCACTAGCAGCACCTGCTATTCCGTTTTCTAGATCTTGAGCAAACGCGGTAGCTTCAGATCTCAAAGAATCAACTTGCGAATTAAGTTTGTTCTGGATCTGATTTCCTAGATTATTCAAAGACCTAGTTGGATTAATTGCCATATTATATTCCTAGTGTTCTTTTTAAGGCTGCTTCTTGTGGTATATAAATTTTAACTCCTGGTATTAAATCAAACACAGGATCTTTTAGTACATCCATATTTCTTTGTGCAAATACCCACCAAAGTTTTGGTGTGCCGTATACCGCTTGGGCTAGCAAGTCAGGTCTGTGAGTGTAAATTGGTTCTATTTCATATAACGGATCGTCATCACTAGCTGGTATAGCTCGAATACGTAATATATCAAGATATTGATTTTGTTTTACTTTTGTACCATAATAGGGACTTGTTTTTTTATATGCCGACATTAGATAAATCCTTCTCCGTCTAAGTCACCTTTGATAAAGGAATTTAAATTGAAGGAAGAAACTTTCTTTCTACTGTACATTGGTTGTACAGTAACAGCAAATTGACTTTGTGCAGGTACCCAACCTGTTTTTGCAGAAGTTTGTGCAGATCTACTCTGTCCTGTTGCGGCTTGAAAAATTTCTTCTTCTGTTAATGTATCTCCTACGTCAACATCCATAATATCACGAGAATCTGCAGATCCGTTTAAGCCTGTTTTTATGTAATCTACATCTGCTGGTAAATCAATATTAAACGTTGTGACTACAACAGGAACATTATTAAAAACAAAATCGCCGTATCCATTGAGTTTTACTATTGGTGGTGGGGCGCCTAAATTTTGACCCGCACCGTAAAACATTTTAGTTACACTTCTTAAATAATGTAGTACAGCAATCCAATATTTGGCGTCAACCGCATTTTCAACAAAAAAATCTCCTACAATAGTAAAGTTTTCAGTACTACTATTCTGGTAGTTGAAGAAAGGATAATTAGTATGTATAGGTTGTAATGCATTATAATTAGCACTATGGTTCATAATAATAGACGGAGTATAAGGAAATACTAATCCATCTGTTTCTTTGAGTGGTGCAAGTATCGGACTATTATTAAAGGCATCAATGTCTGGCAAACTAAGTCTTACTCGCCAGTCACTGTCATTAAATGAAGCCGTAGACGGAGTTTTAACATTGCCAGAAAGAGCGTTTCTTAAACTAGGTGTACCAAATAAGTCACCAAGGGGTCCTAGTTGTCCTTTGATACTTCCTACCGCTTTGTCTGCGAATCCTTTTAAAAAATTAGCCATTATGCATTCTCCTGTAAAGTATTTATTGACTTTTTAAAGTACATAGTTTATAATAAGATATCAATTGGAGAAAATATGAGAAAAGTAAATTACCTTAACAATAAAGACATTTTAGCCGAAATACATAAGTCAAAGTCACGGTTTTGTAGCTTCATTGATCAGGACTATCACCAGTATGATATCATACTTACTGATGTTGAAAAAATCAACATCCGTACTATTGCAGAAGCAAAGCGTAACAAAGCAAAACGATTAGGTGATGCCGAGTATCAAAGAAGAAAGGCCAATGGTGAACGAGTAAAACAAGCAGAATGCGAAGTTGATTATAAAACTATCACTAAAGAAGAATTAATATTTCGCATTATGACGTTTGATCATGTTCCTGAAGAGCCTGGTCGTAAGAAAAATCCTAAAACTGTAGCAGATACAAAAGTGAAACTAAACTTTCCTCCATTCCAACATTATAAATTTGACGATGACGGCAATTTACAATGTGTAGGCAAAAGCCATTGGGTTGGCGGTATGGAAAACGGACACTTCAGTATGAAACATGCAAAGGCAACAGACAAACTTGCTATGATGTGGATGAAACTATGTGAACGCTATGCAACTAGAGGAAATGTACGAGGATATACCTACAATGACGAAATGCGAGGACAAGCAATACTACAACTTGCACAAATTGGCTTACAATTTGACGAAAGCAAGTCAAATAATCCTTTTGCTTACTATACCGCTGCCGTTACTAATAGTTTTGTACGCATTATTAACATAGAGAAACGAAATCAAAATATACGTGACGACATATTAGAAATGAACCATATGAATCCTAGTTATACAAGACAGTCTCAAGGAGAATGGGAAGCAGCCGTAAAACGTGAAAAAGAAAATCAAAATAATGGTTGACAAAAGTGTACAAATATCGTATACTTTAACACAGTATGATAGAGGAATTTTATCTTGTTTAAGAAAGCTGCCGTTTTTACGGATATACATTTTGGACTAAAAAGTAATTCAAAGATACACAATCAAGATTGTGAAGAATTTGTTGACTGGTTTATAGCACAAGCTAAGGAAAACGGTTGTGAAACCGGTATTTTCTGTGGTGACTGGCATCACAACAGGAATAGTCTTAACCTTACAACCATGGACGCTACTATTCGTAGTTTAGAAAAACTAGGAAATAGTTTCGAACAGTTCTTTTACTTTCCTGGAAACCACGATTTGTACTACAAAGACAAGCGTGACATCCATTCTGTTGAGTTTGGCAAGTATGTGCCAGGCATAACAGTTGTAAACGAAATTTTAGAAAAAGAAGATGTTGCACTTATACCTTGGTTAGTAGGTGACGAATGGAAACAAATAGAAAAAATTAAAGCCAAATATATGTTTGGACACTTTGAATTGCCAAGTTTTTATATGAATGCTATGGTTAAGATGCCTGATCATGGAGATTTGCGACCACAACACTTTGTAAATCAAGATTATGTGTTTTCAGGACACTTCCATAAACGTCAAGTACAAGGTAAAATTCATTACATTGGTAATGCATTTCCGCACAATTATGCAGATGCATGGGACGATGAACGTGGCATGATGATACTTGACAAAGAAAATAGTGAAGAACCAAGGTACATCAATTGGCCAGACTGTCCGAAATATAGAACTGTAAAATTGTCTCAGTTATTAGATCCTAATTCGGATATCATTAAAAGTAAGATGTATTTGCGTGTTACTATTGACGTTCCGATTAGCTATGAGGAAGCACAGTTTATTAAGGAAACGTATATTAATCAATACGATTGTAGAGAAATTACACTTATTCCTCAAAAACAAGTAGAAGAAATTACAACAGACGTTGACATTACACAATTTGAAAGTGTTGATCAAATTGTAACGAATGAGATTGTAGCTATCGAAAGTGAGAGCTACAAAACAAAAACACTACTAGACATATACAATAATTTGTAGGATTCCAATGATTAGAATAAAAGATTTGACAGTTAAAAATTTTATGAGTGTTGGCAATCAAACTCAAGCGGTTGATTTTAACAAAGACAACCTTACCTTAGTGTTAGGAGAAAATCTAGACCAAGGAGGCGATGACAGCGGCTCGCGTAATGGTACAGGTAAAACAACTATTATTAATGCATTAAGTTATGCATTATACGGTCAAGCACTAACAAATATTAAACGTAACAACCTTATCAATAAAACAAACGGTAAAGGTATGTTAGTTACACTTCATTTCGAAAAAAATAATACTGATTACCGAATTGAAAGAGGACGGTCGCCTAATGTACTAAAGTTTTTTATTAACGACCAAGAGCAAGAACTTATTGACGAGTCGCAAGGCGATAGTCGTAAAACACAAGAAGACATTAACGACTTGTTAGGTATGAGTCACGACATGTTTAAGCACGTTGTAGCACTCAACACCTATACAGAACCGTTTTTATCAATGCGAGCAAACGACCAACGTGCTATCATTGAACAGTTATTAGGTATAACAATACTAAGTGAAAAGGCAGAAGCACTAAAAGAACAAGTTAGACAAACTAAAGATCTAATTACTGAAGAAACTCTCAAAATTAATGCAATACAAAGTGCCAATGAAAAAATTGATGTTACAATTAGTAGTTTAAAGAGCAAGCAAAAAGCCTGGCTTGGTAAACAGTCTACAGATATTATAAAATTAAAAGAATCTATCGACGAATTAGAACGTGTAAACATTGAAAAAGAGCTCGAAGCACACGAACAATTAGCAAATTGGACTGAGATGAATAATGCTGTTACGGCTCTTAATAAAGAAAAAAGCACACTAGAGAGTGCATTACTACGTGCTACTAAATCTGTAGAAAAAGCAGAAAAAGACATCGCAAATCTCGAAGATGCTACTTGTTATACTTGTGGTCAAGCACTACACGACGAGAAAAAGCAAGAAATTGAAGAACGAAAGAGCAAAGAATTAAATGATGCGATTGCATATCAAACTGAAGTTGCTGATAAACTAACTGAAGTTATCGAAGGCTTAACAGAAATTGGTAACATTAATGGTCGTCCTAATACGTTTTATGAAACAGCCAAAGAAGCATATGAACATAGACAAAACGTTGATAGTTTAAGACAGGCTTGGCAGAATAAAAAAGACGAGGTTGATCCTTATAAAGAACAAATTGAAGACCTTGAACAAACAGCAATTCAAGATATTGATTGGACTATTGTAAATGATCTTAATAGTTTTAAAGACCATCAAGATTTTCTGTTAAAACTTCTTACAAACAAAGACAGTTTTATTCGTAAGAAAATTATTGATCAGAATTTAATGTATCTAAACAATAGATTAACTTCTTACTTAGATAAATTAGGATTGCCGCATCAAGTAGTATTCCAAAATGATCTAAATGTAGAAATTACACAACTTGGACAAGACTTAGATTTTGATAACTTGTCAAGAGGTGAGCGTAATAGATTAATTCTTGGTATGAGTTTTGCATTCCGTGACGTTTGGGAGAGCTTGTATCAAAAAATTAATCTGTTGTTTATCGATGAACTTATTGATAGCGGTATGGATGCAAACGGAGTTGAAAATAGTTTAGGCATTCTTAAAAAGATGGGTCGTGAAGGCGAAAAGAATGTATACCTAATTTCACACAAAGACGAATTAGTCGGTCGTGTTAACAATGTAATGAAAGTTGTAAAAGAAAACGGATTTACAAGTTACGAAAACGACATTGAGATATTTGAATGAGTGAACTTGAGAACGACACACACGACGAACTTGTGTTAGCATACTTAGAATATTTTAAGGCTAACGAAAAGTTTGAACAGAGAAAGTCTTATAGAACAAGACTTGCTGCTCGTCGTGCGTTGAGATCTCTAAGAGAACTTGCAAAAACACGAATGGACGAAATACAAGACACATATTATTCAAAAGGCACCGAAGAAGAATAGGCATTTTATAAGTAAGTTCATGCAATGGACTTATGAAGGCAAACCAGTTGATACAATACCAGACGAGTATGAAGGTTTTGTTTATCTCATAACCAATCTAACAACTGGGCAAAAGTACATAGGCAAGAAACTAGCAAAGTTTAAAACCACTAAGCCACCTCTCAAAGGCAAAAAGAATAAACGCAGAGGCTATAAAGAATCAGACTGGCGTGACTATTGGGGATCGTCAGACAGATTAAACGCAGATGTACAGGCACTAGGCCCAGAAAACTTCACAAGAGAAATATTATATCTTTGCAAAGGCAGAGGCGAAATGTCCTACATAGAGGCAAGAGAGCAATTTGACCGCCGTGTATTAGAGAGCGACGAGTATTACAATGGAATTATTAATGTTAGAGTTGGCGGTTCCGACAAATTGCGACAGGCATTGCTAGAACATAGCATCAAGGCAAAACAATCCGACACATAAGGTTAGCGGGCCAGTTCAAAAATACCGCTGTGGAAAAAGCATCCGTATAGGAGCACACGTAACATACTGAGCGGCATCCGGTAGTAGGATGTTTGATTAGTATAGGCGGAATGTCGGCTGTCGAAAAAACGCACAATGTACATAAAAACCGTATGCACAGGAACGAAGCAACGGGTAAAAGTATAGTGTATTAGCTATAATTTAGAAATTATTGCTTATAAGCTATATCTTGATGTCGACGTAGGTTGGGAAAGGTCAGAGCCCATTGTACAGCGCAAAATACCTACTTCCAAGTCTCGGCTGGTGGCGAACTCACATGAAGCTATTTTTGAGACAGGCTGGAACCGTAACAGGTTCCGTCTGACTGAAACAATCTACATGAAACTTAAACATTAACACTTCGTGTTAATGTGTTTTATCATAATAACTTATATCATACAAACGAAGTGTATAGTTTGAGCGTTAGCGAAAACTTGTTTCGTGCAACGAAACATATAAATACACTTAACAAACTATCTTAAGGATAACTCAGAATGAATGTTTATGATATTATTGCAGAAAAGAAAGATCTAGACGAAGCACCTGTTGGCGCACTAAAACAGATAGGTAGACGTGTAGGTTCTAAAGCAGCTGGTATGGTTGGTATGAAACAAACAGCTGGCAATTTAAGTGGTAAGGCTGATACTGGAGCAGAAGCAAATCAACTACGCAAAGGGTTTTCTAACTTCTTAGGTCGTATGATGAAGTCTCCTAAAGAAGCTAACGCACAAGATTTAGCAAAATATCTGTCACAAAATGGTTATCCTGTAACATCGCTTAAAGGAATGAGTGGTGTACTAACTAAAAAGCAAATTGATCAAATTACTCTTAAGGCGGTTGCTGATAAAGCTGCCGGTGATGATGTTCCTGGAGTGGGCGGCGCTGCCGCACCGCAAAGCGGGCCACAAAGTGGAGGACAGGCTGCACCTGCTAAAAAACAAGGCGCTTTAAAATCTTTTGCCCAAGGATTTAAACAAGGTTCATCTGGAGATGCAACTACAGCAGCACCCGGCGGCACAGCAAATGCTGCTCCTGCTGATAAATCAGTTAAAATATCACCTGAGTTACAAAAGAAAATTAATAGTTTAAATCCGCAACAGAAAAAACAATTGGTAGGTATGCTATGAGATTACAAGAAGTAACAGGATATAATTCACGAACAGCAAAAATACTAACAGAAGGATATCAAGACCTTACTGAAAGTCAAATACTATATCTTGGCAAGTTTGAAAAAGAGCTATGGCCACTTGTTGAACAATATGTAAAACTTGCTGAAGCAGAATTAACAAAAGATCAAATTATGAGCATCTTCCAAGGTGCTGAAGAAGTTGCAATGGCAAGCGGCGATAATACAACTGTTGCTGGTAAGATTGGTAAAGGTGCAGCAGCAGCGGCTAAACTTCCAATTGATATTGCTAAAAAAGTTGATGCAAAAATTAATGAACTAGGACGTATGGCACAAAATGCAGGTCCTGTAAAAAATGCTGATCAAAAATTTGAAGAACTTAAAAAACAAATTACCGCAAACAACAGCGACAGTAAAATTGTACAAGGTATTCAAAAGATCAGTGATTGGGCTAAAGAAAATCCTGGCAAAGCATCACTTGCTGTTGGTATTCTAACTACTATGGCAGCATTTGCAGGCGGTCCTGCAGGTGGTGCAGCAGCAGGTTTAATTCTACGTGCTTCTAAAGATTTACTACAAGGCGAAAAACTTTCAACAGCGGTTGGTAAATCAATTAAGACTGGTGTTTATGGTGCTCTTGCTGGCCTAGCATTTAAAGAACTTACAGACAACATAGTTGACAACATTGCAACAGCGCAAAACGCAGAACTAGATGCAATGGAAGCAGCAATGAAAGCAGAAAATTTCCAAAATGCAAAAGCAGATCTGTTTGCTGATCTAGGCATGGACGTTGATGCACTTGACGGTGCAAGTAGAATGAGAATGAGTGGTAACTTAAATCAGTTTTTCTATTCATATGATACTGTTATTCCACCTGACATGATGGCACAGTACAATGCTCTTGAAGCGGCTATGGACAGTGCAAAAGACTTTAGTCCAGAACATTATGCAGCAGCAGCTAAGTTTCACGACTTTATGGGTCAGCTAGTAAACAATCCTGAAGCAAAGAACTTAACAGCAGCCTGGGACGCACTAAAAGAAATTCCTAAAGACAGTCTTTCAATAGGTAATTTAGAAACACTAATTGCACAAAGTGAATCCGGCGACGAAGTTTTAAAAGCTATTATGGATGCAGGCGGCGCAGCAGGCGCAGCAGCACAAGGTGCGTTACAAACTGTTGACGATAATGCTAAAAAAGCACAAAGATCAAAACCAGTTGATCCAGAAGTTAAAGATCAACTAGAGTTAGATCTCAAAGGCGGCGGGATGAATGAGCCTAAAGAGTCTCTTTCAATGGAAGAAAAATTTGAATTATATTTACTTGAAGCAGATCCTGCACAAGGAGAACTTCCGTTAGATAATCCTAATACATTTGGTGCAAAACTAAAACGAGGCGCCAAAGGACTAGCAGGCAAAGCAGCAGGGGCGGTTAAAGGCGCAGCAAGCGCAGCAGCAGGTGCTGTTAAACAAGGTGCTAAAGACTTAGGAAATAAAGTAACAGCTAACAAGCTAATGAAAACTTGGAAGTCAATGGGTGAACCATTAGACAGTGGAAGCATTGCTAATATACTACAAGATGCTGGTATAGGTGACGATCAGATTAAACAAATTGGTCAAACACAAAAAGTTGAACTAGAACCAAGTGCAGAACCAGCAGATGAGCCAGCAGCAGATACCGGTACACAAACACCAGCAGCAGATGCTGGTACACAAACGCCATCAGCAGATGAGCCAGCAGCAGACAAACCAGCAGCAACATCAGGAACAGCAAAACGCAATCCTAAGATTAAAGTTGCTAAAGGTGCAGGACAAATGGCAAAAGGATCTGACGGTGGAGATTATGTTTGGGCAGGCGCACAATGGATTAATAACTCAACAGCTAGAGTTGCAACAAAACAAATTGCAGCAGAGTTAGGTAATCCAGTACTTAAATCATTAGCAGACGAAATTAAAAAAGCAGGAGTTGCTGATCAAGTAAAGCAGATGCTCGCTCAAGTTTAAAAGAACGGCATCTGCGTTTTCTTAGTTGTTTCTAGATTTTCTTCAACAATTTTACCAACAATTTCTCGATCTTCAGGACCCATATAAAATGCTTCTTCGTAAGTAAGTCCCCCACGCATATACCAACACATTTTTAAAAGTTCGTGTTTTAATTGCTTGGTTTCGTTTTCTAGGACCTTAACTTCTTGTAGGATCTCTGGCACGGTCCATGCTAGGACCCTTATCCGAAAAAATTTGACTGATCAAATGTTATTGGAACATCATAAGTTTGAGGAACACCTTTTTCAACATCTTCGGCTCCTGCTTGAACTTTTAAAGGTTTAAGAGAATACTTTGATTTTTGTTCTTCAAGGTGTTTAGTAATATTAGTAAAAAACTCTTTATCAGCATTTTTAATAAATTCGTCAATGTGATTTCGATTTGTTACTTCTTCTTCACCAACAATAATTTTAGCAATACCTTGTGTCACCATTCCGACTGTAAGTTCTGTTAATTTAGCAAAACTATTAGTAAAGGCTTGAAGTTTATCTTCGTCAGATACAGATTCGTTATTAACTAAGTTAAAGATTCTCTGTTCTTCCATTGTTTGTATTGCACTTTTTGTAAACTCTCTATAGTTTAAAGGACGTAAAACAACAGTCATTTCTCCAATTTGTACACTACTTACATATTGTAAATTAGCAAAGTTGTCTAGCATTTCTCGTAAATCAACTTGGAATTGACGTTCTTCACCGAGTACTGGCACTTTTGTTGTAATAGTTAAAGTTTCTCCGTAAGTTGCCATACGAATAGCAATAAGTGCAGCGTCGATGTCGATGCTTGGCATTGACCATGCATCTTTAATGTTAGGTATACAGCTCTGAATAACGTCTACTGTGGCTTGGCCATTAAGCAAAGCATCCGGCGTTTTAAACGCTAATTCGTCTTTTGCTGTCATGGAGAATACAGGATATTCGCCTGTTTCTGTTGCCTCCAGTGCGCCATTAGGATAGAACTGTCCTTCTGAAGGAAGTCTAACATACAATTTAGGTTGCCTAAAATACTTCTGTAAAGGATTAGGACCTTGTGGCTTAATTTCTGGCATATTTTTCTCCGTATAAATACATTATAAAAGTATGTATCGTTTGTATTTATATACGTATATAACTCGGATTTAAAAGAATGGCAGAAGAAGTAAAAATTGTCGATGTAGCTGGCGGACCCGCAGCAGAAGCAACCTTACAAAAGTTGTTAGATAGTATGCGCCGATTAGAAAAGGCCGCAGGAGGTTCTGGCGGCGGCGGAAGTGCAAGCTCAGAAGCGCAAAGTCAGTATAATCGAGCTGTCTCTGAAGGAACTAAAACACGTAAAGAAAATACAAAAGCTGTAGAAGAAGCTACAGAAGCTACTACTAGTTTTTCAAATGCACTCGGAAGAGGCGTTGGCAAAATATTTGGAATGTTCACTAGTGTAATTGGCGCAGGCATAGGAATAGCACAAAATCTATTCGAAGCTTTTGGTGATGGTACAGGTACACTAACAGATATGATACAAACCGTTCCATTAATAGGCGGTTTGTTAGCAAAATTAACAGCACCATTTGACGATGCATTAGATTCGTTTAGACAGTTATCTACAACAGGTGCAAGTTTTAACAACGATCTAACACAACTACGTGCTAGTGCCGCAGGTGCTAAAGTAAGCCTAGCTAGTTTTACTTCTTTCATGGCAGAAAACAGTGAGAAAATGGCTGCATTTGGTGGTACTGTTACACAAGGTGCGCAAGCATTTGCACGTAATAGACGTGCATTAAGAGCTCACGAACAAGACTTATTAAACATGGGACTTTCGTTTGAAGATATTAACGAAGGTCTAGCCGATTATATGTATATGATGCGAGCAGGTAGTCGAGCTCAAACTAGAGATGCAACTACTCAAGCAGCAGCCGCAGCATCGTACACAAAAAACTTAATGAAGCTGTCTAAACTAACTGGCGAAGATATTAAATCACAACAAGACGCATTAGCTCAACAAAGAATGAATGTTGCCTTCCAAAGAAAAATGGCAACTATGTCTACCGAAGAGCAACGCAGAATGAATATCTTAATGGCCGAAACCATGCAATCAGGTGGACAAACAGCGGTCAATGCATTAATGGCAGAATTCCTTAATATGCCAGCACTAACAGACGAGATGGCATTATATCAATCTAACTTTGGCGAGTCGATGAATGCTATTAGACGAGGACTAGCTTCTGTAACAGACGATCAAATTAGTGCTGCTCAGTTTGACGCACAAGCAAATCAACGATTGGTTGATATGTTGTCAGGACAAAGTGCCGCCGCCGACAGACTAGGAAGTTTGTTAGATGCTGCCGCAGCAGGTGCAGATGGACCCCTTGCAACTCTAAACGAAATGTTTACAAATGCAGGTATAAAATACACCGATTATCTTGATGCAAATGGCCGATTTGATAGAGAAAGGGCACTTGCAGATCTTGCAGCAGCAGAAGAAGAAAATGAAGAACGTAATAGTCTTACACGAGGACTAACAAATTTTCAAAATCAATTAAGAACACTTAGAGAAAAGTTAGAATTATATCTAATTGGCCCATTAGGTAATGCAATAGGTCCTGCGTTAGAAGGTCTAGCAACAGCGTTTGAAAACATGAACAATAGCGGTTTTGACGAAGTGTTTGAAACTGTTAGAACTATGATAGGCAACTTTGCAAATGATATTCAGACATTTGGATTTAAAGATGCACTAGGCAATTTATTAACTGATATCGGCGAAGCAGCAAAACCTGTATTTGATTCAATGATTCAAGAATTAAAATCAATGATTTTTGGACAAACTAGGGAAGAAGTACAAGCAGAAATACAAGAAACAATTGATGCTTTAAGCACAGCAGAAACAGATCTTACATCGAAAATTGCTGAGATTAATGCAGACATGGCTAGAGGAAATCTAGATCCTGCACAAATGGCCGCAGCAAGACAAGATCTAGCAAACTACGAAGCCCAGCTAACAAGAGTAAGAGACAGACAAACAGAAGCAAATACTCAATTTGATAATGCAGAAGGGTCTGCAGGATTAATGGGTGCAGCATTTAATACACTAAAAACTTTTGCTTCAGGACTAGCAACAACATTTTCAGAACTTGACACAAGTACATTACTTGTTATAGGTGCAGGAGCATTAGGTCTAGTTGGACTAGCTGTTGCACTTAAAGCGATTGCAGGACCAGCAGCACTTGTAATGGGTGCAATGGGTCTAGCAGCAGGCGGACTTGGATTTATGTTCCAAGGTGTATCAGCTGTTATTGATTCTATCACACAAGGCGTTGGAACACTAGCCGACGGTCTAGACAAACTTTCAAAAATTGATGGTAGTAATTTAAGTGTTGTAGGCGATGGTATTGGTGCTATTGCGCCACACTTAACTGATCTTGCTGTTGGAGGTGTTGTTGCATCGTTTATTAGTGACGGTGCATTTGAAAAACTAGCCGCAGGTATTACAGCACTCAACGGTGCGCAAACAGGCAACATGGCAACTGTTGGAGTTGGTTTAGACTCTATTCAAGCAGCACTATTAAAATTCTCTGCAAGTGCAATACTAACAAACTTTGTAGGCGGTAATGCATTACAAGATATTACAGCAGGTATTGATGCACTTAACAATGCTAAAACAGGCAACATGGCAACTGTTGCACAAGGATTAGATGCTGTTGACGGAGCATTAGCTAAATTTGCAGCCGCTTCATTTATTGCAAACTTTGTTACTAATGATGCACTTACAGCATTAGCAACTGGTATTACAGCACTTGATAGTGCAAGTGTAGCAAATATGGCTACGATTGCAGCAGGAATGGATGCCGTTGCTGTACCTTTAGCTAAATTTGCAGCAGGTGGTATTCTTGCAAGTCTAATGAGCGATACCGCTTTACAAGATCTAGCAGGTGGTATTACAGCAATTGATAGTGCAGGAGTCACAAATATACCATTAGTTGCTTCTGCAATGGACATGCTTGCTGGTCCATTAGTAACAATGGCAGGTACAGGTGTTCTACTAAGATTTATTGGTGATAATAGTTTTGGTAATCTTGCATCACAATTAAGTCAATTTGAAAATCTAAATCCGCAAACACTACACGAAGTAGGGCCTGCATTAAAAGCACTTAATGAAGGTATACAAGCATTTACAGGTGGAAGCGTACTAGAAAGTTTAGGCGGTGCTATCAGTGGATTCTTTAGCGGACTGTTCGGCGGCGACGAATATGAAGATCTAATTGAAGATCTTAAGAAGTTTGAAGAAGTTAATACACGTAAGATTTACGAAGTTGGTCAAGGCTTACAAGGTATTGCTAATTTTGTTGGCGGCGAAGTAGACGTTGGTGATATTAGAATTGGCACTGATCAGTTACAACGTTTAAGCGATCTTACCAAAACACTTGACAGCGACTCAATAAACAGTTATAATGATGCTTTAGAAGAATTGGTTGAAACTTTGAAAAAATTAACTGATGAACTAGGTGAAAATGCTGGAGTACAAGGCGAAAGCAATGCAAATGTTGCTACATTGTTGAATAATTTAACTACAGGATCCAATGAGAGCACCGGAGACAAGCTAGATCAGTTAAATAGTACTATGACAGCGGTATTGATGACATTACAAACAAGTGGTAGATATACACGTCAAACTAGAGACGCAGCAAGAGCAGGCGCAAACGATTTGCAAGCAGGATTTTAATAAATGAGTTGGAAAAAACACTTTACACCCGTTGATCAAATGTATGGACAATCTAGTCCATTTACAAAAGCTAGTGGTTCACAACCGGGTCCTGCACGATCAAACTATTCATCGTATCTACCAGATGTATATGTAGGTTCACCTAATCGTATTGAACGTTACGGTCAATACAACACAATGGATTTAGATTCAGAAGTTAATGCTGCATTAGATATTTTAGCAGAATTTTGTTCTCAAAAGAATGGTCAAAATAAAACTCCATTTATTATGGATTTTAAAGAAACCGCTACAAATTCAGAAACAACTATCTTAGCAAAATATTTGCAACAATGGTGTAAACTACAAAATTTTGAAACACGTATGTTCCGTATTTTACGTAATACATTTAAATACGGAGATTCATTTTTTATTAGAGATCCGGAAACTAAAAAATTGTTTCATGTTGATCCTGCAAAAATTACACGTATTATTGTTAATGAAAGTGAAGGTAAAGAGCCTGAACAATATGTTGTAAAAGATTTTAATTTAAATTTTAAAGAAATGGTAGCAACAACACCATTTCAAACTAATGGTAACGTTACCGGGGGAGGGGACGGATACTTACAAGGCGGCGTTCGAGGAATGGTTGGCAATGTTAATACAAGTGCCGGAGGCGGACGTTTCCAACAAGAAGATAATGAAATTGCTGTAGATGCAGAACATGTAGTTCATTTAAGTTTAAGTGAAGGTTTAGATAATAACTTTCCGTTTGGTAATTCATTATTAGAAACAGTTTTTAAGGTATTCAAGCAAAAAGAATTGCTTGAGGATGCGATTATTATCTATCGTGTCCAACGTGCGCCGGAGCGCAGAGTATTTTACGTTGATGTGGGCAACATGCCGTCGCACTTAGCGATGCAATTTGTTGAAAGAGTAAAAACGGAAATCCATCAAAGAAGGATCCCATCGGCAACAGGGGGCGGTCAGAATGTCATAGACAGCTCATATAATCCTCTGTCAATCAACGAAGACTACTTTTTCCCACAGACCGCGGAAGGTAGAGGCTCAAAAGTTGAAACATTACCAGGAGGTACAAACCTTGGCGAAATTGATGATCTAAGATATTTTACTAATAAACTAGTACGTGGCTTACGAATTCCTTCAAGTTATCTTCCAACCGGACAAGATGACGGTGCTACATCATTTCAAGATGGGCGTGTAGGCACAGCATACATCCAAGAATTGCGTTTTAACACATATTGCGAGCGTCTACAAAATCTTGTTATCGAAGAGTTAAATCAAGAATTTAAACGTTACATTTTAGAAAAAGGTGTTAACGTAGACATATCAATGTTTGATTTAAGATTTCAACCACCACAAAACTTTGCTGCATATAGACAAAGCGAAATTGATAATGCCCGTGTACCAACATATACACAGATGGCTCAAATACCATATATGTCAAATAGATTTGCACTTAAACGCTTCTTAGGCATGACAGACGAAGAGCTTGCAGAAAACGAACGTTTATGGCGTGAAGAAAATGACGAAAACTTAGAACCACAACCAACTGATGCCAGTGCAGAAATGAGAGGTGCAGGTGTTAGTGGTGCAGGTATTGCATCAGATCTTTCAGGAACTGAAGACGAAGCCGGAGGCGAAATGGCTCCAGATATGGGAGGAGAAGCAACACCTCCAGACACAGCAACAGACCAAACTATAGGCGGCGGCGCAGGTGGCGGCGGCGCGGCAACAGACCAAACGATATAAATACTACTATGATACTACGTGAACTATTTTATTACGACAAAGAAACATTAGATCCTATAGAAGACACTATGTATGACGAGGAGTCTGACACATCTCCTGTTGAATATGACGATACACGTAAAACAAGACTAACCCTTAGTCAAATTAACAAAGTAAGAAAAGCTGCTGAACTACATACTAAAGAAGAAGCAAAAGATTTGCATTTTGTACGTCAAATGTACGGAATTGCTGCTAATGCAGAAGCTGCGGTATGATAAATGAAAAGAGCGTTTGTTTGTGGTAACGGCACTAGCCGTAACTTTATTTCAATAGAAGAATTAAAAAAACACGGTAAAGTATATGCATGTAATGCTGTATACCGTGAATCTCGACCTGATTACTTAATCGCTGTAGATCCTAAAATGATAGTTGAAATAACTTATAATGGATTTCAACTAGAAAACGAAGTATGGACAAATCCTAATAAACGATTTGACGGACATAAGTTTGAAAAGTTAAATTATTTTAATCCTTCAAAAGGTTGGTCAAGTGGACCAACAGCACTATGGTTAGCAGGACAGCATGTGTATGACGAAATATACATGTTAGGTTTTGACTTCCAGGGATTAGATAACGGAAAAAGATTTAATAATGTATTTGCAGATACGCCTAATTATAAAAAATCTAATCAACCAGCAACATTTTACGGAAATTGGTTAAGACAAACTGAAACAGTAATTAAAGAAAACTCAAATATTAACTTTATAAGAGTAATACAGCCAGATAATTTCATACCTCCTCAGCTAAATAATTTTAGAAACTTTAGTACTTTACAAGCTAAAGATTTTGAAGAAAGACTGAAAAATTAACCACTCTGGCCAAAATCGTGCATTTTTGGCCTATTTCTATGCATATATTTCCCTATAAACTAAATATTATTGACAGCCTTACCATAGGTAAATCATTTATAGGAGAAAATAATGGCAAATCGCAACAAGTTTGAAGAAATGCTTGAGCGTCTAGTCAATGAAGACAAGGCAGGCGCAGAAGAGCTATTCCACGAAATCGTGGTAGAAAAATCAAGAGATATTTACGAATCACTACTAGAAGACGACTTAGACATCGAAGAAGAAACCGATGAAGAAGTTGAAGAAGCTAGTGACGAAGAAGTTGAAGAAGCAACTGACGAAGAAGTAGAAGAGTCAGATGACGAAGAAGTAGATGAAAACTTCGATCTAGACGAATTTGAAGTCGAAGCTGACCCAATGGATATGGGCGGTGATCCAGCAGACGATATGATGGGTGACTTAGAAGGCGGCGACGAAGAAGGTGAAGAAGGCGAAGAAGACGAAGGTGAAGAAGGCGATATGGAAGATCGTGTTGAAGACCTAGAAGATGCGCTAGAAGACCTAAAAGCAGAATTTGAAAAAATGATGGCCGGCGATGACGACGGCGAAGAAGATTCCGGCGACATGGATGACATGGACGACGGTGAAGAAGAGGCTGAAGAAGAGTCTCTATACTTTGGCGAAGCTGAAGATGAAGAAGTAGAAGAATCAGATGACGAAGAAGTTGATGAAGCGTCAGATGAAGAAGTTGAAGAAGGCGAAAAGTCAGCAACAGAACAAATGCGTGAATACGTAGAGAAAGTTGCAGGCGGTCACGGTGCTGAAACAAAAGGCAAAGGTGAAACAGCTGACAACAAAAAATCACCAGTAGCAGGCAAAAATGATATGGGCGGCACAGCCTCTAACATCGTTGCAGGCGGCGAAGGTTCAGAAGCTGGTCCAAAAGGCGGACTAGGTGATGACAACGCTAAGGAAGAAAATGCAGGTAATGTAAATGTTCCAGGTGGTAAAGCATCTAAGTCAATGAAAGCTATGCCAAAAGGCCACGGCGCTGAGAAAAAAGGCGCAGGCGAAACAGCAGCTAATAAAAAATCAACAATTGGCAGCTAATAAGGAAGTTTGAATGAGAAACTTACGAGAGCATTTGACATTTGACCAAGCAAACATGGTCGTAGAGTCTTCGGAAAACTCAAAAGGCGGCAAAGACCTTTATATGAAAGGTATTTGCATACAAGGCGGAGTACGCAATGCTAACCAGCGTGTATATCCTGTGAATGAGATTGGAAGGGCTGTCAAAACTCTCAACGATCAAATAAGCGGAGGTTATAGTGTTCTCGGCGAAGTTGATCATCCAGATGGACTCAACATTAACCTAGACCGTGTAAGTCATATGATTACAGAAATGTGGATGGATGGCCCAAATGGTTACGGCAAAATGAAAATTCTACCAACCCCTATGGGACAGCTAGTACAAACAATGCTTGAAAGCGGAGTTAAACTAGGTGTTTCATCAAGGGGCTCTGGTAATGTAGTAGAAGGATCAGGCGAAGTATCTGATTTTGAAATAATCACCGTGGACGTCGTGGCACAGCCTAGCGCCCCTGGTGCATATCCAACCCCAGTATATGAGCATTTAATGAATGCAAGGGGCGGTTATAAGGCATACGAACTTGCACAGGCAACAAAACACGACGATAAGGCACAAAAGTATCTTAAGGAATCGCTGGTTAATATAATCAGCAAACTCCAATAATGAGGAGAAAATAATATGTTGGATGCACTAAAAACACTGTTTGAGAACGATGTAGTTTCTGAACAAGTGCGTCAAGAAATTGAAGAGGCTTGGGAAGCAAAGGTTAAAGAAAACCGTGTTGCTGCTACAGCTGAACTTCGTGAAGAATTTGCTCAGAAATATGAGCATGACAAAGCCGTAATGGTCGAAGCAATCGATAAAATGTTGTCTGAAAAGCTACAAGAAGAAATTGCTGAATTCCAAGAAGATCGCAAACAACTTGCAGAGCAAAAAGCAAAATATGCTGTTGCAATGCGTGAAAATGCAGATCTACTAAAAGGTTTTGTAATGGAACAACTTTCAAAAGAAGTTTCAGAACTACATGAAGATCAAAAAGCTATGGCAGAAAACTTTTCTAAGTTAGAAGAATTTGTTGTAGAAGCACTTGCTAAAGAATTAGCAGAGTTCCATGAAGACAAAAAAGACTTAGCTGAAACAAAAGTACGATTAGTACGTGAAGCTAAAACCCACTTCGCTAAGGTTAAAACTAGCTTTATCGAAAGAAGTGCTAAGGCTGTATCTGAAACTGTTGACAAAGCTCTTAAAGCAGAGATTGGTCAACTTAAAGAAGATATCGAAGAAGCACGTAGAAACGACTTTGGTCGTAAACTGTTTGAAGCATTTGCATCTGAGTACGCAGGAAGCTATCTAAATGAGAAATCAGAGACAGCTAAACTGATGAAAGTACTAGACGCAAAAGACAAGCAACTAGCAGAAGCAAAGAATTTTGCTGTTAAAGCTAAAAACCTAGTCGAAAGCAAAGAACAAGAAATCATGCGTATTAGCGATCAAGCTAGCCGCGCAAAGATTATGAACGAACTGACAGCACCTTTGTCGAAAGATCAAAAGGACATTATGTCAGACTTACTGGAATCGGTACAAACAAACAAACTTCAAAGTGCGTTTGATAAGTACCTACCGGCTGTTATCGACGGTAACACTCCAGCCAAGAAAAAGGCAATATTATCAGAGGCAAAATCAATTACAGGCAATAAAGAAGAAACTAACGTTAGTAGTAATGCAAGAAAGGTAGATAGCAATGTGCTAGATATCCGTAAACTTGCAGGATTAAATTAAGGAGATAATAATGTCAGAACTACTAGAAGGTCGCTGGCAGGAGACTAAAGACGCCCTATTAGAAGGCCTTTCAGGCAACAAGAAGTCAGTAATGGCTTCAACACTTGAGAACACTCGCAAGTATTTGTCAGAAAGTGCAACAGCAGGGGCAACTTCCGCCGGTAACGTAGCAACTCTAAACAGAGTTATTTTACCCGTCATCAGACGTGTAATGCCAACAGTGATCGCTAATGAGATCGTTGGTGTTCAGCCTATGACAGGTCCAGTGGGTCAAATCCACACACTACGTGTTCGCTATAGCGACACAGCTGATAACGTAGTAGCAGGTGATGAGGCAATGAGCCCATTCAAAATTGCTGCTGCATATTCAGGTAATGATGATGACAGCAACCCAGCAGCTAACAGCACAGCAGCTTTAGAAGGTGCAGCTGGTAAGCGTATGTCAATTCAGATCTTGAAGCAAACAGTAGAAGCAAAAACCAGAAAGCTATCAGCTCGCTGGACTTTTGAAGCTGCTCAAGATGCTCAAGCTCAACATGGAATTGATGT